GGGTTGGTCAACCCACAAACGCTTCATTTTAGCGCCATTCTGGCTGATAACCACAATGGCTGCTCCATATACACAACAACAATTAGAACAAATCATCCAAGGAATGTCTTTGACAAAGTTTTACAGTGCGAATCAGATCGCCCGCTATCTAGATTTTGATGTGCGGGAGGTCGAGGGCCGCCTCGAGTATATGCTCGAGCGCGGCATGGTTGAAAAACACAACACCCGCATGACGTACAAAATGTACCCACGGGATCAATGGCGAGCAAATCAACAGCGAAGAGAAGAACGCCGCCAACGATTATTCCATATGAATGAGCAGGAGCGCGCGCGTGCGCTGGCACCAGAACGGCCGCGGGTTGTGGTACCCGCGCCGCGTCCGGCACCACCGGCTAGACCGGTGGCGCCCGTCGCGCCAATTGTGCCAGTTGCCCCCGCCCCTGCCGCAGCCGTGCCTGATGATTGGGAAGATGGGCCCGAGGCCGCGTCAATCGTATCGAGCGAGTCTGAGGACAAGTTCGATCCCGAGGACCCCGCCTCAGACCCAGTTGAGGTTGATAATTACCACGGACGTGAGTTCGGAGAGGACCCATATAAATGGTGCCACTTGTATCGACAGGTAGTGGCCAAGCAAGCCAATCACCAATATAAGTTTGCTTTGGCCACCAGACCACCCCGTAGCAATAAAACACTCATTTACTTCCCAAAATCACTCACGATGGCCCAATGGAAGCTTGTGAACGAGGAACAAGATTCTTATTTCATAGTGCCGGCGACGGTCGTCGACAAAATTCCAAATCACCACCACTATTTGGCAGCGAATCGGGTCGTGTCAGAAGCTATTGCTTATGACTTGGCCGAGGCGCACCATGGTGGAAATATTATTGACGTTGACGGTAATCCCCGTAGGCATGAGTACTACCGACGTGACATCTTTACGATGTGTACCGGTAGCCAGCCTGGAGATACAGCCCGCGCAATAGGGTATGCCGACATTCCACCTGAGGAGTGGTGTCGTCACTTGTTGGAATCTTGCCCGCACGTCGAGGTGCTTGATGTTCAGAATGCTATCTTTGTCCATAAGGATTACTACTATACGCCACAACGATTGTACGATTTCCTCACGAGGTTGAAATTACACACGGCTTATGTCGTTCGTCATGACTTCTTGGACCTCCGGGGGGATTTTCCGTTCATGGACGCGACGTACGATCGTACTGGCCCCGACGAGATTACCATGTGGGCACGGGGAAACCTGACGCCCTACATGATTCCCGCAGGTGATTGGTGGCGATCTTCTCCATGGCAACCACCGATGAGTTATTGGCAATCATTCATTCATGATCGTGTCCCCACTTTGTCGTGGACTGTCGTGCGGACTATAGGGATGACCACAGTGTACAAACTGATGGCAACCTTGGAGCCGTACGCCACACCCATGACTGTTCCAGTTTCTCTTCGTGAGAGACTTGAACTCCTCCAGACGAACCCAGTTTTATCGCCATTGTCGGGGCTTCACACTGCCGTTACCGGTGATGTACCTTTGTACACACCGGGTTGGCGTGCTGATGTTAACACGCTGGGGATATTTCCTGGGGGCATGCTTTTCTGGTTCGGCACGCGCAAGCGAGTGCTGATCCCGAGAGGCGTCGTAGAGGAAGTGGCGACCACAGTCGTTTTGGAAGATAGAGTTAACGGTGAAGGACTAATGGATGTATCTTTCACCAACAAGGTGCGCAAGCGGGCAACTTTGGTGTTGAACAAAACGACCCTCACGTCGGTTGAAAAAGCAGATGCACTGCCGATTATTACGGCTTTGTCGCTCACTTATTCCGCTGAATCCGAGTTGGGAGTTTTGACCAACATCTTGGGACCCGCCATGGGCTTGTTCAGACGCGTTTATGCCGCGAAGCGTTCGCCGCAGCGCGATTGGACAATTTTCTGGATAGCCGGCGGTGTTGTCGTGCTTGTGTCGGGTTATTTTTTTACGAACCTGGCCAAGCACGGCTTCCGCAGTGCAGCCACACGACTGATGGTCAAGACGTGGCGCCCACTGGGCGTCGTCACACCAGTTGTGGCCGTGTCATGTTTATTAGCGGACTTGCTGATGACATGGAAACGCAGGGCGGCACGAGGGGCTAAACCGGAGACGGTAGTCGGGCGTGTAGTTTACACGGACGTGTGTACTGCTGGCGTTCCGACGAAAGAGCCAGCGGGCAAAACCCTTGCCACCTTTCGTACCCCACTTGATTCTGGGGACCGTTGCTTGCCACATTACGGCACCGAAGCTCTCGGCTGGTTTTCCCGGTTGTACCGACCCGTGGTTCCACGGCGTTGTGTGCACAACGAGGTTAATGCCACCCGTAGTAGGCAGGTGCCGGTCAATGAGACTCCCGAGGAACTACGAGCACTCTCGTGGTCTGTGGTGAGATTGGCCCAGCAGGCCAATTGGCAGGCATATTTCCCTGATGCACGCCGTGTTGAGGCGCTGAGCTACACCGCATGGGCTAACCGTCGAGTGGTTAACCAAGGAGCCAGGATCAAATTTCGGGAGGCACGCGATGAATTAGCCGAAACAGGTCAGATGCCCGAACTATTCAATAGGGGCAAAGTATTCGTTAAACGCGAACACTTACTCAAAGCGAACGGTGAGGTTTCTGACTTTGTTCCACGACTAATTACGTCTCGACAGCCTGAGTTTTTGATCACACTGGGCCCCTGGTTGGTCGCCTTCGGCAATGAGCTCAAGCGCATGTGGTCGCCCTCAAATTGGGTCGTTTACACCAGTGGTCTCAATGCAAACCGCATGGGTAATGCTTTCGACGCGTTCATGACGGAACATCCTTTTGTTTATGTCAGTGAGCAGGATAAAGAACGCTTCGATGGCACCATGTCCCGTGAGGCATTGCAACATGAGCTGATGGTGTATGAACGATTTGGAATGCCCCGCAAGCAACTTGCCTGCATACGTGCCCAGTGGGTCACTAAGAACACGTCCAACAACGGGTTCAGGTTCACTGGCTCTGATGCACGCAAGAGCGGGGATCCCAACACATCATGTGGCAATTCGTTCGAGGACGCTTCGACGACTATGGTGGTCGTGGAGCGGATGAGGACGTGCCACTGTGGTGCACCAAATCGGCCTGCACTCAGCTGGGAAGATGCGATTGCTGGAGCGAAGAACATCCTGGCGTTATCGATGCCACGCCACGAGGCTGGCGAGGCAATCGACGCCTACATTGCTGAAGATGGTGAGGCTTTGCTTCAATTACGCACGCTCATCGATTCAACACCACCCGATTGTGATTGTTTCATGAAACTCGTGAAACTTTTCGTCATGGGTGACGACACGCTTGGCATGGCAGCCACTGCTGAATTACACGAATTGCTCTCGAACACTTGGTTCCCACGTGCCTGCGGATTTCGGCCAACACCAGTCCTTTGTGACCGGTGGACGGCCACGTTTTGTTCTGCACGCATGTGGCCCGCACGATTCGGGGACTACGATACGGTCCTAATGGGGCCGTTTATCGGACGTGTTTTGGCTAAGACTGGCCATGCTAAGGACCCAGTACCAGCAAGTTCCTGGGAAAATCCAACTCACGCGGCCACGAGCAAGGGATTGTTGGCGCGACAGGCTTGGGCCAGGGGGGTCGCCCTTGGGCTTGAGAAAGATGTCGCGCACATTCCGGTGCTCCGTGCACTCGTTGAGGTTGTGTTGCGATTGACTATCGGTGTCGAGGCAAAACCCATTTTCAATGAATGGGCAATTCATGCGAGAACCGGTGCAACGGTCAATGGCGACACTTGGGAGATGATGGACGTACTGTACGGACTGAGTGAAACTCAAGTCGTGGGGTTGGAGCAATACCTGTCACGGGCTACTAGCCTCCCCATTTGTATCGATCATCCAGTGGTCCACAGGATCATGGAGGTCGACATTGGGGAGGCCGATGCTTGGGGCGGGTCCAACATCCTCGTTGAGAACACCGGCCCGTCTCACTCCATCTATCCAGGTGCCTTATGGGATTTTTACACGGTGCTGGGTGCACCCGTGATTGAGGAGTATCTCAAACACAAGTACAAACCGTATTTCATGATATGGTTGCTCTTTCAAGAGGTCATTATCCAGGGGACACACCCACTCACTGTGTTGATGCACTTTGTGGCATACCGGATGCCTGTTAAATCCGCGATGGTGCTGCATGGTGTGTTCAACTTGTGGGCCACCTCGGGCAAATATTACCTCGAGCACATTCATGAACACGTTCCGTATTTGCGGGAGGCCGGCGGCGAGGATTGTGCCAATTACTACATAAACGCAAAGACCATGTATTGTTTCGTCGACTCCGTGTTCATGCCACCGGTTCGTGTGGCGAACAAGTTTGTCGACAAACTTGCAAATGCGTATCAATATGAGTCAATTGACGACACGAACCTCCGTCGCATGTCACTTGCATTACATGCAGCACGACAAGTGGTCAGTACCCTTGACCCAGGCACACCAGTAAGCTTTGTCCGTCAGTGGCAAAGCGATCATCCGGTGGTCTGGTCCGAAGTGGTCACGGCTGGTGTTATCGTGCCGGACACGGTCGGTACTATTGTGGGGATCACACTAGTGGCTACAAGCATTGTCGCCGGGTGGGCTGTTTCAGCGTTCCTCCCTGAGCATTATGGTGCTGCTTACACGATTGGCGTTACACCTGTGGTTGAGGAGTTGGCAAAACGCATTTTGGGGCCGGTTTATACATGTGCCCTGATTTGCCTGGAGGCCGCCTCCCACAGATGGAACAAAGCCTATTGGCCAACAGCTATCATGCACGTGGGGTGTCATACGATGCCTTTACCGATTGCGATCGGCGTGCACTCAGCCTGGAACATGGCAGCACTCGTGCAATACCGTCCGCCGTGAATCAACGGCTGCGCCAATCGTGAAGTAGGGCTTGGCAACCCGGCGCGCGATGCCGCTCCTGACCTTCGAATATAGGGATTTGGTCAACCCGCATTGTTAGTATTTTACATTATTTTCCAATTTTGTTTGTTTAGTTTTATTGCACGATGGGCAGTGATCGTGAGCCACCGATTATTGATATTGAGGATTTGGCCACTTTGCTGCCTGAGGTTGTTTTTGGCATTGATTCTGAGAAGAAAAGCCAGGGTCCGGGCAACCTTGTCGGTGTCGGAAGTCAATCAGCTGGATGGCATTCGCCGTTCCAACTGGATGACCTCCCCAATCTCACTGACATCGTTTTACTTGACACCTGTGCTATTGACGAAAGGGTCTTCTTCTCAAGTCCATGCTGGTCAGCCATTTGTTGTGGTTGTGACCACGTAGTGTGTGCTTCGCCATGCATGCTATGTGGTCACCACCTCAGTGGTGGTGATCCTTCCTTGGTGATCCGCAGTGGTTTACTCTACTTGCGGTTCGCTCGGAAGAAAAAGACCAAGACCGAAGAAGCTCCAGTCAAGGAGATTGTCGCCGAGGTCAAGAAAGAAGTTAAGAAGGAGGAGAAGAAAGACGAGAAAGTTTTGGCCAAAGTTGCCAAGGCCGTCGCGCCACCAAAAGCTACGCACGAGTCGATTGGCAAGCTAGTAATAAAGAAGCATGCCGATCGAATTCGTGCGCATCCTAGTGGCACGATGGACCTGGTTAAACAGGTCATGGAGCAAGAGCGCGAGCATCCTGAACGCGTTCGACAACTAGCTGAGTATCTCATGGCCCCAGAGACCTACAATTTTGGGTCCCCCATGGCTTTGAGCGACTCACCAGTTTGTGAAGCCCGATTTCTCGTCGGCTTTAATGTCGGGCAGGCGGCACCCTTGTCGCCTTACCCGACAAATCAGCAGATTTTCCACCTTCGCCGTGACCCGGTTGTGCCCCTCATTTATTATAATTTGACGCCGCCTGGCTCCGCCCAGTACGTCGACTTTTATGGTTATAATGAGGCACCCGTCACGGACACTTTCTCGAAGGGCGTGGCATTATTGACTTGGGGCATCACGGAGCCTACTGTTTCCTTTAGAGAGGAAACTCTTTGCCGACCAGCGTACGGCATTGACCGAACGTCCACTGATTACGTAAGCACTGGGTACTTGAGTTCAGATCCGAACTTCGACCCATGGATTTATGTTAATTGTGGCGAGACATTAACATGGGGTTTGAGGATGGCCGGTGGCACACCCACCACCGGCACACTCACAATCCTCCAGGTTGGTATCGCCTTGGGGACGGACGGACTGCCCAAAACTGGCTATATAGGTAGCAAGGAGTCTTCGCTCGTCTATGATTCTGGTGGTGGAGCCACAGCTACTTGGGTTTGGGGGCCATTTCTCTCATCCCAGTACGTTAAGCTCTACTTCCAGGACGTGACCAATGAGAGTGATGCAACGTATTCACCGGCAACTACTGCGACACACACGTTGAATAACGCGTATGGAGGAGGGTCACCTGCCCAAGGGCGTTGGGTGTTCGTGACCAATCCACACAAGATTTTCAACGCGGTCGATAGTATTGCCATTGGATCCGCCAGCTTGTTGCTGACAGAAACCACTCAAGTGTTGAATAAAGGCGGTTCCGCAACGTCTTATCCTCCACTTGAGAATACGTATTGGTATTCCTACAATGCCGATTACGGAAATGGTTATGTCGGCGGTGCAACTGATTATGATCAACTTCTGCTCAAACAACGGACAGCACGTGTGGCTATGGCACTCGATCAGGGTGCTTATTCCAGTGCTCGACCGCTAACAGTGGACTTTGACCATGATCCTGCTGAGAGTCATCGCTCGAAAATGTGTAAAGGAAATGGGAATGATGCGATACGGATTATGCATGACATTTTGTCGGCGTACTCAACCACGGTTGTGACTGGGCCCACCGCCGCTCAATCTCTCATGGCGACTTTGTATTGCGTCTATACCTTCGCATCGATCGATCAGTCCCGTTCACCAATCCAGCCTGTGTACAATCCAGCCGAATGTACTTCAGCAGTTAAAGTAGCTAAACTCATGCCCTTCTGCACTGAGAACCCCAAACATCTAGGTCAAGCTGTCGAAGCCCTCACGAACCCGGTTTCGATGCTGGCTAACATGCTTTTACCTGGCATTGGGGGCGCAGCCGTGCAGATCGGAGGTAAATTGCTTGCTAACTACTTGCAATCAGCTGATTGATGACTCTTGGTCGTTGTCCCATTGTGCATTTTACACCCTCCCGGCCCTATTAGTATGGAATAAATCTCGCTGTTCGCGAGTCTCCGTCTTTGGGTTGTAATTACCGTGCCGGGCGGTACATAGTTGGTTTTTATTAGTGTTAGGTGATTTAGTGTATGTGTCTGTATTGGTTTGTGTTGTTGGGTGCGCGTGTTTCTTTC